ATCGACCGGCGCAGTTTTACTGCGGAGATCCTGGCGCAGCTCGCGAGTATCCAAAAGGAGGCCCGGAAGACCGGCAACCTCAACGTCGCTGCCTGGTTGCGTCAACCAGGCAGCGAAGGTCGCACGGTTATTTGAATGAGCATCCTTGCGTCAGTCCCTGGGGGCTCGATCCTCTCCGCTATCGAGTCCGCAGCGCCCTTTACCGAGGCTGACCTGCGCGGATACGTTGACGGGCTAGCCGAGGGGCTCACGGGGCCTCAGCGCGAGGTATGGGAGGCCCATCACCGTTTCAAGCTGCTCTGCTCCGGTCGTCGTTTCGGCAAAACCTATCTCTGTATCACTCGTCTGATCTGCTGGGCGATGGAAAAGCCCGGCAGCTTGTGCTGGTACGTCACCGCGAACTACCGGATGGCGAAGCAGATCGCATGGCGGCAGCTAAAGGCGATGGCCCCCGAGGAGCTTGTCGTGAAGCGGAACGAGTCCGACCTGTCGATCGAGTTCGCTAACGGCAGCCTGATCGCTCTTAGGGGCGCTGATAACGAGGACAGCCTGCGGGGGGTAAGCCTTTCGGCGCTTGTTGTTGATGAGGCCGCCTACGTCAAGCAGACGGCGTGGGAGATGGTCCTACGGCCCGCTCTGTCGGATCAAAACGGCCCCGCCTGGTTCATTACTACCCCTGCGGGTCTCAACTGGTTTCACGACCTGTGGGAGCAGGCACAAGAGCAGGAAGACTGGGACACCTTCTCCTTTACGACGATTCAAGGGGGGAATGTCTCGGCGGAAGAGATCGAGGCCGCTCGGAACACTCTCGATGAACGCACCTTTAGGCAAGAATACCTAGCGAGCTTTGAGACTCTCTCGGGTCGGGTTTATCCAGGTTTCACCGATGAGAACATCAGCGAAGACGTTAAGGACACTGGCGGGCCGATCTACTGGGGCACCGACTTCAACGTCAGCATCATGGCGGGAGTTCTCGGCAGCAGGGTTGGCGATACCCTGCACATTTGGGACGAGCTTGCAGTCAAGCAGTCGAATACTGACGAGGTTTGCGCGATGCTTCGCGCACGGTTCCCTGATCGGCAAGTCATCGCATATCCGGATCCGACGGGCTCAGCTCGTAAAACGTCCTCAGCCGGGCGAACCGATCACGACATCATCCGTCGTTTCGGCTTTAGCTGTATCAGCCCGAAAGCCCCTTGGGCCGTTAAGGACAAGATCAACGCAACAAACTGGATGATCCGAACAGCGAAAGGCAGTTTGCGTCTGTTCGTACATCCCCGCTGTAAACACACAATCAAGGCCCTCAAAAACGTGACCTATAAGCAAGGTGCAGAAGATTATGTGATCGACAAATCGGCAAACATCGAGCACTGGACTGACGGTCTGGGTTACTTAATCCTTGGCGCCTTCAACCCTTTACACGAACGTGCTGGACGGGGCACTGGCATCAGGCTTTACTAAACTGCGAGCATTGGGCAGGATTTAGCTGTGTATTCAGGGTTTTCTGGTCGGCAGCGTGTTGGCAGCGTCACGACGGTAGAAAGCCCGAACACGGCTTATATCAACATGGAGCCGCACTGGCTTCTTATAGAGGCGTTGTTGCAAGGCACTTACGGGATCAGAAAAGGGCATCGAAAATATCTACCGCAAGAACCGAGGGAGCTTGACGAGGCATACGACAACAGGCTGATGCGTTCAACGCTCGCGCCTTATTACGTCAGGCTTGAGCGGATGCTGGCGGGCATGTTGACCCGCAAGCCTGTGCGGCTTGAAGACGTCAGCGATGTTGTCACCGAGCAGCTTTTTGACGTTGATCTGCAGGGCAACGATCTAAACGTCTGGACTTATGAAACTGCTCGCAAGTGCATCCGCTACGGCCACGTTGGCGTTCTTGTTGATGCGCCGAAAGCAGGAGAAAACGGCAGGCCGTATTGGACGCAGTACACGCCAAGGGACATTCTCGGCTGGCGGAGCGAGATCAAGGACGGCAAACAACAGCTAACGCAGCTGCGGCTGATAGAAACCATCACCGTGCCCGATGGCCTGTACGGCGAGAAACAGGTGCAGCAGGTTCGAGTGCTTACCCCTGGTGCTTTTGAGATCCACCAGAAGGACAAAAAAGGCGACTTTGTGTTGATCGACGAGGGCACTACCAGCCTTAGCGAGATCCCGTTTGCTGTTGCCTACTCCAACCGCGTCGGTGTCCTTGAGTCTCGGCCACCATTGGCAGATATTGCTGAGCTGAACCTCAAGGCGTATCAGGTGCAGTCCGATCTCGACAACCAGCTGCACATCAGCGCCGTTCCGATGCTGGCCATCTACGGGTTCCCGCAGTCAGCGGAAGAGATCAGCGCAGGACCTGGGGAAGCGATGGCGCTACCTGAGTCTGCACGGGCTGAATACATCGAGCCCGGCGGCAACAGCTACAACGCGCAGTTTCAGCGGCTTGATCAAATCGCGGGTCAGATCAATGAGCTGGGTCTTGCTGCTGTCCTAGGTCAAAAGCTCAGCGCAGAAACAGCAGAGGCAAAGCGGATTGATCGCAGTCAGGGCGATTCGACCATGATGGTCATCGCTCAGCAGATGCAAGATCTGATCGACAACTGCCTACAGTTTCACGCGCAGTTTATGCAGCAGCCGCAAGCTGGCAGCTGTTTCATTAACCGCGACTTCCTTGGTCAGCGTCTCGAACCGCAAGAGATCCAGTCACTGCTGCAGCTCTACACCGCAGGCACTATCACGCAGGAGACCCTCCTGAATCAGCTCTCTGCTGGTGAGGTGCTTGGCGATGAGTTCGACGTAGAAGAGGAGATCGAGGCCACGCAGACCGGCGGCCTCATCGAAATGCAGCAACCCGAGGCGACACCATCGGCAGCAGAAGAGGCCACAATGCCAGAAGCAGAGCCGGAGGCTGAAGATGAGTTGGCTGGATAACCTGCGCGGTTACAAAAAAGAAGATCCGATCAATCGGCTTTTGTTTTTTTCAAAGCAGGAGCTAGCGGAGCAAACTTACGCGGTAGCCAGGGTCACTTGGTTCTTCGAGGGCAAGATCGCGGGCGTGTCAGAAACGTCGATTGGTCTGTACGACCCAGATGTGATTGCCGAATTTTCTGATCTTGTCGGTAATGCTTTGCGTGCCGGCTGCGACGTTTCGGTGATTTGCATTGACGATCCGCAATATCTGGGCATCTATGACTCATGAGCACGCCATCGGAGCTGTACCGCAATGCGATCGATCTCAATCGATTTAGCAACGGCGTTGCCAAGCGCATTGCTGTTACATATAACGATCTTGTTTTGGACGCTGTTGATCAGCTTCGCGGGATTGATGAGCTTGCTGCGCCTGCGAAAGCTGCACGGCTTCGGGCGATCCTCGCGCAATTAAAAGAATCGTTGGATGGCTGGGCAGGTGCCAGCACACTCTCAGTGGTTGACGATCTGCAGGGCTTAGCAGAACTTCAGGGGGAGTTTGTCGCTAACGAGCTACGGAAGGCTTTGCCGATTGAGATGCGACAACAGATCCGCAGCATTCAGATCAGCCCACAGTTTGCGCAGTCTGTGGCAACTATTGACCCGACAGAAATCAACGTGGTGTCACTTAGCGATGATTTGCAAGCTGCTGTCACCGGGGCACCTCAGACGTTCAGATTGACTGCTGCTCAAGGCACAACCGTGACGCTGCCAAATGGCAAGGTATTGGAGAAGTCGTTTAGAGGCCTGGCCGAGTCGCAAGCCGATCTGTTTGCCAAGACGGTGCGCAACGGTCTGCTGACGGGTGAATCGACGGACAAGATTGCACGACGGCTCAAAGGTCGTTTGCGTTTTGGGCAGCCAGGCAGCTTGCGGCAGATTGCGCAGGCAGGCGGTGCAGTGACCGCTGTCGCTAATCATCAAGTGATGGCGTTAATTCGGACGAGTATCAATCAGGTTGCGAACGAAACCAGCCAGCAGGTCTACAGGGCTAACCAAGACGTGACCAAGCGTTACCGCTACGTTGCGACGTTGGACAGCAGGACATCACCCATCTGTCGTTCTCTGGATGGGCGTGAGTTTGCTTATGGCAAGGGACCGACACCGCCGCAGCATTTCAACTGCCGCTCGACCACTGTGCCGATTATTGATTACAGCGGCTTAGGAATCTCCCGGCCACCACAGACAGAACTGCGCAGGCCTAACACTGCCTTTGGTCCATCCCGTGTAAGACGCGGTGACACTGTGCCCAGTAATCAGACTTATGGCGAGTGGCTAGATAAGCAGCCCGAGGAAGTCAAAGCCGACGTGCTCGGTGCGTCAAAAGTTCCGTACTTCAACCGACTGACAAGGAAGTTCGGCCCGACAGTTGCCATCCGCAAGTTTGTGGCCCGCGATGGCTCAGAGCTAACCTTAGATCAGTTGCGTAAGCGTTATCCCAATGTCTCTTCCAGCTAAATACCAGTTCAAGGGACCAGCCGCAGAGGCGAAGCCTAAGGCGACGACCAAGAAAAAGTCCGCTAAAAAGGAAGCACACTCGGAGGCTGACTGATGCCTAAAGGCCCTGGCACTTACGGCTCGAAAATGGGCCGCCCCCCTAAAAAGAAAAAAGGCAAGAAGAAGTAATGGCACGGAAGCAGCGTCGCGTTCCGAAGGACAAGGCCACCGGCCTGCCTAAGAAGTACCTATCAGGTGCGAAGAATCGCGCTGCGAAGGCCCGTGAGATCAAGCGAACTGCTGATGCCTACAAGGCAGGGGAGTTTATCGACATCAAAGCTGTTTCCGCATCGAGGGTAAAGCAAGGTGGCACCAAAAAGAAAACCACTAAGCGCCGCAACAAAAAAGTCTCTAAAAGAAAAGGCTGAAAAGTCCCGGTTCTTTTACGGCGAGTTGGCTGCGGTGTATCGCAAGGGTCAGGGTGCTTACCTGTCGAGCGGCTCTCGTAACGTACCGATGGCGGCCTGGGCTATGGGTCGGGTCAACAGCTATATGCGAGGCGACAAGGCGCGCACCGCTGATGCAGCGATCTACGCCCGCTACAACAAGAAGCGATAACAATGGCACAAATAAAACGTGGCGGGCATACGTTTGCGGGCTTTGATAAGCCCATCCGCACGCCGAATCATTCGAGCGGCAAGTCTCACGCTGTCGTCATTAAGGAGAACGGCAAGCCACGGCTCATTAGGTTCGGTCAGCAGGGTGCTAAGACGAAACCTCCGAGGAAAGGTGAGAGTGCTGCGGATAAAGCTAAGCGGGCGTCATTCAAAAAACGCCACGCAAAAAATATCGCGAGGGGCAAGACATCTGCCGCATATTGGGCTGACAAGGTGAAGTGGTAGAACCTTGTTATCATTAGGCGGCAATTAAGCCTGTGGCTTATTTATGTCTGAAGAACAAGCTGCTCCTGTGGAGCAATCGACCGACAATGTGCAACTTCAAGCAGAATTAGACGCAATGCGGCGTAAAAACGCCGAACTGCTTGACGAATACAAAAAAGCGAAAGCACAAGCAAAAGCTGTCCCTGATGGCGTTGATATTCAGGAGCTACTGGACTTCAAAGCTAAGGCAGAGCAGGCAGATCTGGAAAAACAAGGCAAGTACACAGAAGCCCGACAGGCTTTGGAGCACCAGTTCCGTGAGGCGGCGGAAGAGAAGGACAAGCGCATCGCAGAGCTAACGGAACGGGTCCGTGAGCTTGAGTTAATCGCACCAGCGAATACTGCCTTGGCTGACGTTGTGCATGATCCCGCCATCGTCTTCAAGGCACAGCTGTTAAATCCGAACCAGATCGAGCGCGAACCTGACGGCACTGTTGTCGTCGTTAATGGTTATGAGCGCAAGCCGATCAATGAATGGGCAAAAACTTTGCCAAGTTATATGCAGAAAGCACCCAAGCCAGTTGGCAGTGGTGCGCCTACAGGACGCAGCACAGGTGGCGACATCCCACCAGGCACAAAGAACCCATTTGTAAAAGGCAGCCCGGATTACAACATCACTGAGCAAGCGCGGCTGTTTAGGACAAATCGGGAAATGTACGAGAGGTTGAAAGCTGCTGCCAACCGTTAATATGAACGACAAGGCAAGGCTGTGCTGAGCCAAAGGGCTGTGCCCGCACCGTAAACATCTTTTTTGAGGATCTGTCATGGCGACTCTTCGCTCTGACATCATCATCCCCGAGGTATTTACGCCTTACGTCATTGAGC